AGGATTTCTCTGACGAAGACGTTACGCACTGGATGCCTCTGCCGCCCGCGCCAGACAAGTGAAAACGCAGTGGAAATAACGCAAAACTGCGAGTAGAATAAACAGACCGGTTAGCAATAGCCGGCTCTCGCAGGGTGATTACTCCCGGCATAGCCGACCATCGATTGCAGTAGCCGCATAAGGCCTGTGGGCTAACAAGCTCCAGGCAGCGCCGAACCCAATCCCATAGGCTCCCTGCTAGTAGTCATCCGTCGAGAGAAGCGCAGCAAAGTGGGCGCAGCCACTCTAAAAAACTCGTAGAAGTATTTCAGCATGTTTTGACTAGACGTGCTGGCCGGATACTGCAGAATCGGCTGCGCTTCTCTCTCATGAATGGCGATTGACTGGGGTCTCGGGGTTGTAGCCGGGCCTTGAATGACAGCTTAACCTGCGCCAAGCGGTCGCCATCCATGAGGGAATGTGTAGGACGCCAAGACAGCGTGACTCGTTCGGCTGCACCGCTAGCCCCATTTCCTCAACTTACCCCTCGGGATAGCGTGACTCACTATCTCAGTTCTACCCCGCATCCACGGGGTATTTTTTTGCTCAGAGTCATGCAGGAACTTAATATTGCGCCATCTGCCGTATGTGGCATTGCTGTCAATACCGGCAAATCTAGCACTGATGCGGGTTTGCGGGTTGTTACAAATTAGTTTTGCAAAACCGGGGTTACAATAACTATATGGTCTTTTCTACTGAGCGTAGAACGACCAATACGACAGGGGGAAAACTCTCTTCCCCCTTTCACCCCCTCTCTCAAAACGTTGTTGACTAAACCAAGGGGCGTGACATGTATCTGGTCCGAAAGAGAAAGCCGCGAGTCAAACATATCTGGATTGGCGCAAACACTGCTTGCAAGATGTGGGCGACAGGTGGACTAAAGCAGAGCAAGTACCATCTTGTCGCTAATCACGAGGTCGAATCGCTGGAAACATGTGTCATGTGCCAAAACAACGCCAAATCCAAGGGTAATGAATGACCTACACCGAATTTCGAGAAGCGATCCTAGCCCGAGCTGGCCAACAATACGGCTGGGTCATGCTGACGCAAGAGAAGTACGACATGGGTCGGGATGCGCGGCTGTACTCGGTGGAAGCGCTGGTATTCGGGGCTGGTCTTCAGGCCATGATCGAGGCCGACAAGTGTGACGATGCCTGGATCGCGGATACCGTGGATCAGATGCTCCAGACGCTGAATATGCTGTCAGCGGATTCTCAGCGCAGGCGCGATCACACCTGATTATCCTGATAATCCATGCTAAACTGACAAAACGACCGTTTTGGTCGTCTTTCTCCTTGCAAGGATAGAAAAATGGATTCGAAAATCACTGGATCGCTGTCGGACGGCGCCAAATATGCTGAAGGGTGCCGCTCTGCTGGCGCTAACTCGATGAGCTTTGAGCCGCCGAAGGGTCCGAAGCCCGAGCCGGTCAAGGTTAATGGCATCGATGCGCCGAAGGAGCGCAACATCAACAGCAAGCGGAGCCGTTGATACCGTGAGCTACGCCGACAAGGCTGTGCGTCGGGCCGAGCTAATCAAAAAGCTCGGTCTGCCGTTCATTGAGAAGATTCTCACCGAACAGGCGCAGGAGCGGATTAATCAGGCCGCCGCGCTGGGGATCTATGAGCAGGTCAAGCGCCTGAGAGTGGCGGCAAATGTCTGATAACGCTGACAAATATCTAGCGCTTGCCGTCAAGTATTCTGAGATGGTGGATAGATATCTAGCGTTGCGTGACGAATTCCAGTCATTCAAGCAGTCCGTCCTTGACCCTGAGAATCAGCCCAGCCAGTATGGAACCATTCTGCTGACAGAGATAGAGAAATGCCGCTAATCAAGTCCGCGAGCAAGAAGGCGCGACAACGCAATATAGAGACTGAGATTAAGGCTGGAAAGGAGCCGCGCGTCGCCGTGGCAATTGGCTATGCCGAGCAACGCGAAGCCAAGAAGAAAACCAAGAAGCGCAAATAAGCACGATGTAGCATAGAATGGCGTCAAAATAAGGAGAAATGTATGCCTTTTGAGACGTCCTACCCCTATGCTGCCTCCTTGGGATTTCTGGCAGGCACGGCGCGCGTGGCCACGCTGGGGAATAACCCGCTAATCAACACCGCCACGCAGCCGGAAGATGTATGGGCCGGCGCCACGCTAGGCGTTCTCAACGGCATCGACCATCGCTTTATCCCCTTGCCAGTCTCAGCCGTCTCGATGGAAGTCGTCTCGGACAGTGCAAACGACACGGTAGCCGGGACAGGCGCCCGCACGGTCGTGATTGGCTATCTCACCTCCGATTACACCGCCAAAAGCGTCGTGCTCGCACTAAATGGCCTAACGCCGGTCGCACTGCCTGAGCCAGTTCTCCGCGTAAATACCCTGGTAGTGGTAACCAGCGGCACGCGAGGCGATAATAATGCTGGTAATATCTCAGTGCGATTGGCGGGCGGCGCTGGGGCAACCTACAAATACCTCACCCCAGGCGTAGGCTTTGAGCGCAGCAGCCTCTATACCGTGCCCAAGGGATCGAGTTTTGACCTGATTTCGATCATGTTCTGTATTAACCGGACGGATACGGTGGATCGCTCGGCGAAGTTCAGTCTGTGCAATCAAAGCTCGTCAGGTAGGCTGATCAAGGGATTACAGGTGAGCTGCACGACCGCACAACCCTATCGTCATGAGGCTGATGGATGCCCGCTCATCTCGTATGCAGCCACGACAGACGTATGGCTCAGATGTGAGGCGGTGAATAACAACAATACCGATGTAGTAGGCAGTATGTTCGGCATTCAGCGTAACAGCGGGCCTTTCGCTGACTACTACAACCGGCAGATCTAGGTAGAAACCCTACTGTCAGGGATAGGCAGGTTCAATACTCGCAAGAGGCGCGCAACAAAATTGCTGAGATCGCGGAAGCTGGCGCAACTTATTTTGAAGTGCCAGCGCTGTCGAAAGCAACAAAATTGCGAAAAGGCAGAAAACTAGTGGAAGCTACTGAGAAACGTAAGCCCCCACGGGCTGGGATGGGAAGGCCAAAAGGCATCCCTAACAAGAACACTCGCGAGATCAAGGCGGCCCTGCAAGAAGCTTTCGAGAAGCTTGGCGGGGTCGAATCGCTTGTAGCGTGGGGTATGGAAAACCAGACCGCGTTCTATCAGCTCTGGTCAAAGATGGCGCCGCTCAAAGTTGAGCACACCGGCGAGGATGGCGCGCCTATTGAGATGGTTGCGATGAGCGCGGAAGAGGCCTACAAGCGGATGCTGGATGGCAACACCTGACTGGTTTGACTTCATTCAGCCGGATTATGAGCGCATCTTTGCTCTCAGGGCAGAACGCCTCAAAACCATCCGCGAAACGCCGGGCATGCTGGAAGGGCTAAAGGCCCACTACAAAGAGCACCCGGTTGATTTCATTTCCGATTGGGGCATCACATTCGACCCGCGCAATGCGGAAGTCGGTAAGCCTACGGTCATTCCGTTTCTGCTATTCCCGAAGCAAGCTGAGTTCGTCGAGTACGTCATCCGCAAGTGGAAAGGGCGTGAGGATGGCCTGGCGGAGAAGTCGCGGGATATGGGCGTTTCCTGGCTCTGTGTGGCGATCGCGGCGTGGATGTGGCTCTACTATCCCGGCACGGTGGTTGGCTTTGGCTCGCGCAAAGAGGAATACGTCGACAAGCTGGGCGACCCGAAATCCTTATTCTGGAAGATCCGGGAATTCATCAACTTTCTACCAGCCGAGTTCAGGCCAGAAGGTTACATGGAAGGCAAGCACGCCTTGTCCATGCGCATCCTGAACCCGGAGAATGGCTCGGCCATCGTCGGGGAGGCCGGTGAGAACATCGGGCGAGGCAACCGGACTTCCATCTACTTCAAGGATGAGTCCGCGTTCTATGAGCGCCCGGAAGCTGTCGATGCAGCGCTATCGCAGACTTCCAACTGCAAGATTGACGTTAGTACCCCAAATGGGAACGGCAATCCGTTCTATCGCAAGCGGCACGGCGGCAAAATCGAGGTGTTCTCCTTCCATTGGCGCGATGACCCGCGCAAGGATCAGGCATGGTATGAGAAGCAGAAAAACACGCTAGATCCGGTCATCGTGGCGCAGGAAATCGACATTGATTACAACGCTTCGGTGTCGAATGCCTGGATTAACGGCGATCTGGTCATTCAGGCGCAGGGCAAAGGCCCAGCTGATGTGGAAGCGGTAGGTCGATGGATTGTGTCCATTGATGCCGCGCACTTCGGGGATGATGAGAGCGTGGTGCATCGCCGCAAAGGGCGCCTTAACCTACCGCAGTTGTATTTCCGCAAGATGGATGGCATCCAGTTGGCCCATCATATTGAGGTGGAATGCGACGTGCTGGAAGAAGCGGGCGATGAGGTGTGGCAGATCATTATCGAACTAGACGGTCCCGGTGTTTCCTGCTTCGATCAGCTCAAAATGGGTCGATATTCCAAGAAAGTGCATGGGATTCATACCGGCGCGCGCGTTTCCGATGGGAAAAACTTCAATTTGCGCGCTAAAATGTGGCGGGAAGCGAAGGAATATCTGGAAGATGAGCCAGTTTCCTTGCACAATGACGCGGAATTACGCTCGCAATTGGCGTCCGTGAAGTACAAATACAAAGACGGCATGTTGATAATGCAGTCCAAAAAGGAGTACAAGGCCGAATTTGGCAAGTCTCCTGACCGGGCCGACGCCTTTGTCTTGTCATTTGCCGGGCCGAAGCATTCCCGAGAATTGGCTAATGCGCCCAAGCGCAAAACACTTTCTACCCGCCCTGTCGCTGGGGCTTGGATGGGCTAAGACATGGCTACTGCCGAAGATGATATTGTAGAACGGGCGCAAAAAAGGTTTACCCGCACCATTGAATGGGAACGGGACCAGCGCGCGCGGTTTCAGGACGATATTCGTTTCCTGTTTGGCGATCCCGACAACAATTATCAGTGGCCAGATCAGGTTCGGTATAACCGTCAGATTGACGGTCGACCGATGCTCACCATCAACAAGACGCACCAGCACTGGCTGATGGTCGTCAACGATGGCAAGCAGAACAAGCCCAGCGCCAAGGTGCATCCGGTCGGGAATGGTGCGACGTACGAATCCGCCCAAGTCTTCGAGGGCATCATTCGCCATATCGAATATATCAGCAACGCCCAAACGGCCTATGACCGCGCCTCAGAGTTCCAGGTAGGCGGCGGCATTGGTTATTGGCGCATCCTGACCGAATACACCGACGATAACGGGTTCGATCAGGAGATCTTTATCCGCCAGGTGCCGGACCCGCTGGCTGTGGCGATGGACCCGGATATCAAAGAGCTAGACGGCTCGGACGCTAAGTTCGCCTTCGTCTTTGACGAGATGCTCAAGGATGAGTTCTTGCGCAAGTATCCGGACTCGGCAGGCAGCGAGAACGGCGCCTTCACGGGTGATATGCGCGGCTGGGTGCAGAAGGACCATATCCGGATCGCGGAGTATTACGAGCTCGACGAGTCCAAAGAGTACATGTTTGCCATCACCCAAGAGGACGGCAGCACGGTATTCAAGCGCGAATCCGAGTTCACCAAGGCCCAAGCTAGGCTGCTGAAGAAAGCACCGGACGTGAAGCGCCGCCGCGTCAAAAAGAACCAAGTCAACTGGTATCTGATTGCTGGCAATGCGGTGATTGATCAGAAACAATGGGCGGGCAAGTACATTCCCATCGTGCGCTGTGTCGGTGAGGAAGTCGTGATTGACGGCAAGCTGGAGCGTAAGGGCTTGGTGCGGTACATGAAGGACGCCCAGCGCATGTACAACTACAACTCATCCTCGCAGGTTGAGTTTGTGGCGCTGCAGTCCAAGACGCCGTATGTCGGCCCGGTCGAGGCGTTTGAGGGCTTGGAGAACTACTGGTCCAC